GCGTGACCGCGTGTTCCTTGATGAACTCGCCAAAGCTGAAGCCAATGGTGCCGCCTCTACTTCGCAAGGTGGTTACTACTTTGCTGGTGGTAAGACCAAAGATTCCTCTGGTCGTATTGCTTACACCTCCACTGAGTACACTGCTGATGTTCAGCAATTCCAGGTTCGTACCGACCTGCTGAACGTTGTTAAGGACCTGCGCAAGCGTAACGTTCCGACCTTCTCTGATGGTCTGTATCGTTGCATCTGCGATCCCGTCTTCATGATGCACCTGCGTCGTGATCCTGACTTCCGTGAGATCGCTCGTTACGCTGGTAACCCTGGTCAAGGCATGTACATGGGTAATCCCATGATGCCTAACAACGCCAGCTTCTACATGGGTCCCCAGGCTGGTCAAGGTTACTTCCTGGCTGGTGAACCTGTAATGCCAACCGGCGTTCAGTTCGAAGGTGTGAAGTTCTTCGAATCGACCAACTTCCCAAGCAAGAGCATTAGTGCTTCCTTCGATGGCACTGGTGGTACCTATGCTTCTCGTGAAGTGGCCCAAGGTTACTTCTTCGGTCCTCAAGCTGTTGGCGTTGGTATCGGCGGCCCGAATGCTCAGGTGCTGATCAACAACAACGACGACTTCAGCCGCTTCATCATTCTGATTTGGCAACTTTACGCTGGTTTCGAAATCCTTAACACCGATTTCATCACCACTGCGTTCAGCTTCATCCAAGATGACGGCAACATCTGATAACAACAAACATATCTGGAAAGATAGATGACTTATTTAACGGCTAAAAAGATTTATCCAGGTAACTGGAATAATGCTCTCAACGGTTGGTATCGTAATATCAACCCTAACGCCGCTGGTACTGATACCGGTTCCAACGCAGGCCCTACTTCGGTGCTTGCTACTCCTGGCTACCGTTACTTCCAGCAGCGTGGTTATGTGCCTGTTGTAGGCGTTTCTGGTGGCACCGGCGCTCTTGCCGTGACCACTAACGCTGATGTGATCGTTCCTTCGCCTTACCGCCAAGACGACACTCGTCCCAACATCACCGGCATGGTGATCTCTGGTGACTCCACCCTCCCTGCATACGTGTATCGCACTGCGATTTCCGTTGCTTCCGGTTGGGATGGCACCGTTGCTTCTGGTGTGTATGCCGCAACTGGCAACGTGATCTCCTTCGGTCGTAGCAATGGTGGTAGCCCCACTGCTGCTTCGGGCGTTGGTGAAGGTGTGGCACAAGCTAACCTCACCTCTACCGTATCTGGTACCCAAGCTGGCGAGATTTACTTCGCTGGTGGTACTGCAGGTTACGGTACTAACCCTTTCATTCTGAGCTCCGGCGTACTTGGTCCTCTTCCTGGTAACGCTTACTACTCGCTGAATAGCTCGACCACTTTCAAAGTGTTCGCCAAGGAAACCGCTAATAGCACCACGACTTCCGGTGGTTTCTACATTTCTGCCGCTGACAGTGCCGCCAGCCGCGCTGGTTACCTGGTTGTGGAAGTGTGCTACATCCAACCTGATGTCGCTCCTGGTTACGAAGATATCGACATGTACCTCACTGGTCGCGTTGTTAGCTGATTAGGTTAAACTAAGACCAGTGAACAACTGGTCTTATGTCTACACCAACTGCAGATATGCTTTATCAGCATAAAAAGACAGGTGCACGTGTTGAGATTGTAAGCGAATGGGATCAAGGCGATTGGTTCATGGTCAAAGACCAGGACGGTCGCCTTTACACCGCTTACAAAACTGAACTCACACCTGATGAAGAAGCCACGAAGAAAGTAAAAACTCTTCGTGTGAAAGATAAAGCATCGCAGGAAGAACCACGCACTTTCCCCCCGGACACACGCCTTAACATCAATGGCGCTACCCCACAGATGATCGCTGATCATATTAAAGGTATCGGATTGAAAACAGCTCGAGAAATTAAAGATCTTCAGATGTCCTTATCGGGTGAAAGGTTTAACAATCTTGAACAGTTAAAGCAAATTAAACGGGTTGATTGGGACGCGGTTTTAGCAGCAGACTTGATCAGAGTTTGATACTTATCTCCTACTGAACCCCTGGGAAACCGGGGGTTTTTTGCTCGTAAAATAAGAAATAAAACAACATGGCATACTCTGTTAATCGCAGTGGATATACAGGACCTAGTAATAAAATTGGTGGCAGTTCTCCCTATCACATTGATTGGAAAGCGTTAAAGTCGCTCCCTGCTATTGAGAAAGTCAAAGCAATGGATGCATTGGCAAACCAATACGGTTCTCATGGGCGCGTAATAGAATTCTCAAACAACGCAGTGGCTGGAAGGAGGTGGAATACAGCAGCCGATCTATCAGATAAAATTGATTTACTAGAAAGAGCAGCAGCGGCGCACGCTCATAGTCAAAGTCCTGGATTTGATTCTTTTGATTTCTATGTACCTTTTAAAGGTAAAAGCAGGTTTGATAAAGGTGCTGTAGAAGACGCATCTATTTACATACCTGGCATTGCAGGCGGCAAGATTCGTCGCGGTAGTGGTGGAGGATATGGATATTTTTCTGAGGCTTTAGATCCTAGTGGTAAGGTTGTATTCCGCGTTGGCCATGGCAATGTTGATCGTCCTGAAGCAGAAACAGAAATTTTAGTTGCCGCTGGTCAAGTTGTTAGTCCAGGCGCTACTACTGATGCAAATACAGCAGAAACACGACAAGATTTTTTGAAACGTTATATGCAAGATCAAATGCAAACAACAATGATGCAACAATTACTTAATCCCCCGCAACGCACTGATCATCGCGCAACGATGGAACAAATGATGCAAGCAATGGAAGGCCTAGGAGTTCTACAAAACCCAATGAATGTGTAATCATATGCGTTTCTCGTGTTCTAAAAACAAAAATATATCAATTGGTTTTTCTTCATTATCTTTTTTGCGAAGCGTGCAATAACTAATTGGTGCGCGCGTTTTAATATTATGGCATGTGCCGCAAAGTATTTGGCATTTTTGTATTTCTTTAAGTAAGCGTTCTTTGCTAGTTTTTACTTCTCCGCCTATATTAAATTTTTTATTTTCAAGGTGGTCAAAATCTAAACCTTCCGCAATTTTATTGTAACCACATACAGCACATCCATAGAATAATTTTACTGTGTTTAACCACTTTCTTAGTTCTTTTGTTTTTATCCTTTGTTGTTCTTTGCATTGTTTTCGGTTACGTGCAAATGCTTCGGGCGACATCCAAAGGGGTTGTCTGTAGCCGTCTGCTCGAAGTTTACCCCACTGTCGGAAAATAAACCCGTCTTCACGCACGTCTCCAAACTTAAGAGGCTTTCCGGTTAGCGGGTTGAGTTGACGGGTTTCCACTGGGTTTTTTGTTTTACAATAAGTATACAGGAACGACGGCTGTGCATTTATCTGATTTTGATAAGAGTAGGGTGAGGTATCATTTAGGATACTTTACAGTTACTGTGCCTGCAGGAGACTACAGCCGACTTGAAGAAGCTATGAATACCATCCCGGATTCATACTTCTACGACAAAGTTATTATTCAACTTGGTCGTTGCGATACTGCCGAGAAGAAAACCGAAGTTGCTACTTCGCCTTCTACTCGCATTGAGAACATCGTTGGTGATGTGGATCGTACGATTCGCTCCAGCAATGCCAGGGAATCTTTGAAGGTTTGGGACGAGATTTATCTCTACGAAACCAATCGACTTGCGCAGATTCTTTACGTTCCAAACTACAAAGATCCGTTCCAGGCTCGTTATCGTTACGAACGTTCTGGTGCTGAATTCATCCAGGCATTACCTGGTCCTGCCGACACTGCTGTTGGTTCACGCATTTATTTACATGAGGTTTGGAGGTAATTATGACCGGTAATCCTACAGGTAATACAATTACCAATCAAATTGCGTACATCGCTAACATGATTGGTAAAGGTCAAATGCCTTACGGCGGTAGTGCTGTTGGAAATTATCTACAGCAATTAGCCAACCCTTTTCAAAGTGGAGCGATTCAACGTCGTCCAATCGTAAACCCAGAATTCATGCGTCCAGATTATTCTGGCGCAGGTGAACGGTCTCGTCGTTTTCAAGAATATCAAACAGGTCGCGACATCCCTGGAGCAAATACCGATTATTCGGGACGTTTAAACAGTGCCCCACGTTTTCCGGGAGCAGCGCAAGGCGGCGGAGGTGGTTCTCCCGGTCCAGGTTCTTTCGCACCTATTGATCCGTATGCTGCACAAAACCGTGAGTACGAACGGGAGCGTGCCAGGGTTGAGGCGATGGTGAAAGCTAACCCTGACATGCAAAAGCAAGCGATTGCTGATGAGCGTGCTAAGGTACGTGACCAAGGCATGGCAATTTGGGCAGCAAAGTATGGCGCCCCTGGTGGCCTTGCTTCCAAAGTAAAACCAGGCGCTGTTGGCTACGATGCAATTCAACGCGGTATTGGTATTCAAGAACTTCCATCCCTGGAAAATCGCGCTGAGTTCACTTGGAACCAAGCTACTCAAGGCCCCACACCCGCCGTACCAATGGCAGACGCCATGTTGAATCCCTCAAGCCCTGGCTTTATTGGTGGAGAAGGTGACCCGCCTCTGAACTTTGCTGATCCTCGTTTTAAAAACATGAGTCCAGAAGAGTTCCAAAACCTTTTAAACCAATACACCAAACGTTGATTTTTGGCATTGCTCAGCATGTAAGCCCAACCTACTGGACAGAGATCTTTGATCTACGGGGGCCAGTGTTGTTGCTTTTAAACCAATGATTCTCTGTCCTAATTTTGTTAAGCGTTTAGCCACGAAGATCAGTCTTGTTGCCGCTGTACAGACTGTTTTTATTCCTGGACTCAAGGCAAACTCAAATTGGGTAGGAGAATAAGGACCTAATTGCCATGGCCACACCACGCGTTGGAATTCTCCCTGCAGCCGATAGGCGAGCGATCTTTGAAGGAGCTAAGCGTCTTGGCTTAGATCCTTATGAGTTTGGTGGGTTTTTATCCCTGGAATCAGGACCCAACATGGATCCCAATATTGTGGGAGGTGCCGGTAAACGTTACCGCGGCATGATTCAATTTGGCCCAGCAGAACAGCAAAAGTATGGTATATCTGGGACACAAACAAGAGCTGAACAAATGCCAAAGGTTCTTCAATATTTTGAAGACCGCGGTTATAAACCTGGGATGGGACTGGGTCGTGCGTATGCAACAGTATTACTTGGTAACCCAAATGAATCCTTGGCGGACAAAGATTCATTTGGTACCTCCCCAAGTGGAGCATTACCACGTTTTAGAAAAGGAGGAGATTTATACGCTAACGCACAACGTGTGTTAGGAGATCCTCTTGATGTTGCTGGACAACCTTCTGCAGCAGCACCAGCGCCACAATTAGCGGGCTCTGCACCTGTGTATGGCCCTACGGTTGAAGAGGCAATGGGTCTTCAGTTGATGCAACAGGCAATGCAAGGTGCTCCACCACCTCCCAATCCAGCACAGAAGTTTGCTAACTTCTTGTCTACGTTAGGAGGTATCATCAATCCGTCAACCACACCTGGTTATTAAAACTCAGGTATAATGGTGGATATTAGTGCTGTAGACCCTTGGCTTCGACAAATACAAATAAGCAGCCCCTGTTAGTTGACAGGCCTCTTTTTGATTCGGTACGAGTCACGACTCAGACCGTTGGTAGCGCATCCGCTAACACACTCTTTGTGCAAGGCGGCCAAGCTCCTTCGATCCTTGTCGATATGGATGCTGCACTTCAAGAAGACAATAATAGTGGTGGTGTTGTCGACTCCATCACTATTGTTCGTAATGACTACTATCGCAATCCTGACTACACCCTTGATTCCACAACCACTGGCACACGCATCCGACTGGTAAGTGGCCAGACTGTTTTTATTACGGCCACTGGACTTAACACTCCAGCAGCAGAGAGTGGTCTTGGGTACTACACCTATACAGGTGCGACGGCAATTACCGGTACCATGGGAACCATTCGGTACTCTGGTGTTGCAACTCCTGACGCAAGTGGTTTTTCTTACGGCGGTACCGTTGGTCCGTACCAGCCAGAGGTAACGTTTGTCGTTTATCAGACCCGTGGTACCACGCAGCCCATCCCAGCGAGTGGCGATTACAAAGTTGTACTTGCCAAGCGTGTTCCTGCCAACACACAACAAGTTGATTGTTCTGATGTGATGCCCCAACTTGCGGCACCCAACCCAGCCGCTGGTAACGCCTCAGGGCTCTCTGCTGGCGCTCCGTTACGCAACCGTGGTATTTACCTGGAACGTGGCGACCGTTTGTACGTAGGGGTGTTTCCTGACGGTCCTAACGCATCTGGATACATATCTGGCGCACACGTCTACGCTGAAGGCGGTTTCTTCTAATCATGTCAAAGAGAGGCAACTCTTTCGGCGGACAAAGAACAAATTCTTTTGGTGACTTTGGCAAGGTAAAAGATCAGATTAATCCCAAGGAAGTAAAACCAATTCAAGGGGAGTTTTCCAAAGGATCGCTCCCTGGTTCAATTTGGACGATTGATAGGGAGTCGGCATGGGCACGTTGGCGTAGGGGTTACGAAATATATTCAAACGGACAATACTTTACATACGAGTTTGAGTACAACATTCCGGACGTTGTATTTGCTCCTAGTCCTCCCATTGTTATCCAGGGAGCGTTTATTGGCTTTCCAACGAAGAGCCGAGAACTTGGCATGCATTGGTG